TCCAACTAAATAAATTGAGTCGGGGGACTTATGAGATTCCATGTTGTATCATTGCCGCATACACAAGTAACAAAAGAATATACAAGTTGCGCATTTACAGAAAAAGTTAGACGCTTTTGTATAATGATGAACAATCTCGGCCATGAAGTATATCTTTATGCCGGAGAAGAAAATGAAGCACCAGTAACAGAACATGTATCTTGTATATCAGAACAAGTAAGATCTTATGCTTTACAAGGTCAACACTATACAACTGGATCCTTTGATACTAAACTACCTCATTGGATGATTTTTCTTGACAATGTAAAAGTTGAAATAGCAAAACGAATCAAACCAAAAGATTTTATTTGTTTAATTGGTGGATATGCTCACAAAGAAATAGCAGATGCATTTCCAGATCATATGTCAGTAGAGTTTGGCATTGGTTATGGTGGAACATTTGCGCAATATAGAGTTTTTGAGTCATATGCTTGGATGCATTCGATATATGCTGCGTACAAGAATCCAACTCAAGTAGATGGTAACTTCTTTGATGATGTAATACCAGGTTACTTAGAAACAGAGATGTTTCCAAAAGGATCTGGTAAAGGTAATTACTATTTCTATATTGGACGCATGATTGAGCGAAAAGGTTTTAGAATTGCTCAAGAAGTTTGTGAGCGTCTTGGCAAAAGACTAATTTTAGCAGGTCCTGGTGATGAACTAGGAACCGGTTATGGTGAGTTTATAGGCAATATTGGCCCAGAAGAACGAGCAAAACTGATGGGCGACGCAATTGCTTTATTTGCACCAACAACTTACATTGAACCATTTGGTAACATTGTAATCGAAGCACAAACATGTGGAACTCCTACAATAACAACTGACTGGGGAGCATTTACAGAAACTAATATTCATGGAGTAACCGGGTATCGTTGTAGAACGCTACAGGACTTTATGGAAGCAGCAGAAAAAGTAAAAGATCTAGATAGATCTTATATCAGAGGACAAGCAATAGCCAAGTACTCATTAGAGGCAATCCAACTCAAATATCAACAATACTTTGAGCGACTTCTAACTCTTTGGGACGATGGTTGGTATCAGACAAAAGAAAAGGTTAATAGATGAGCCTATCAAAGCGACTACGCGTAGCCGGTGAAAAACGCGCTACCAATCAATTTGTTGAGCCGCTAATTCCAGGTAGACCTGCTTATGCAACTCCTGCTGGAGTTGATGTAAATGCGGAATCCGCAATTCGAATGTCAACCGTCTATGCTTGTGTTCGCTTACTTGGTGACACTATTTCATCATTGCCACTTAGTGCATATGTGCGACGTGGTCGCGCTCGCATCAATTATGCAGCAGTTTATGGATCAATGCCAAACTGGATCAACCAACCAAATCCAGATACAACTCGTTTGGAATTTTTTGAACAAGTTATCGCTTCTTTGAATCTCCATGGTAATGCTTTTATTATTACCCCACGAGATGAAATGGGAGATGTTACAGAACTTTATTGCATTAACCCAGAGTATGTAAGATTACGTCGCCCTGAACCAAACGCAGATATTGAATATATTGTGACCATTCCTTGGAATCCTCAGAATGGTCTATATGACCCAATGCAATCAAATCAACTTTCTGGCAAAACAATGGTTTTAACCAAGAACGAAATGCTCCATATACCAATGTTCAGACTACCTGGACAATTACTTGGTCTTGGTCCTATCGGAGCTGCTCGAGTTACTCTTGGATCAGCAATGGCCGCAGAGATCTATGCAGCAGCATATTTTGGAAATGCAGCAAATCCTGGTGGAATCATTGAAGCTCCAGGAGAATTGACACAAGAGCAAGCAGCTGATATTGCACGAGATTGGAACATTTCTCACTCTGGACCATATCGTGCAGGTAAACTTGGTATTCTTACAAGTGGAGCAACATTTAAGCCATTACAACTTAATGCTGCAGATGCACAACTAATTGAAGTACGACGTTTTGGTGTAGAAGAGATTGCTCGACTATTCCGAGTTCCTGTATCTTTACTTGGACACCCTGTCGCAGGCGCAATGTCGTTTGCATCTGTTGAAGCTCAAAACCTTTCATTTGTACAACATTCTCTACGACCATTGCTAGAGCGGTTAGAACAATCTCTGTCGAAACTTTTGCCAGAATCTGATGGTTTTATTAAGTTCAATCTTGACGCGCTTCTACGCGGAACCACGCTAGAACGTTATGAAGCTTACACAAAGGGACTACGTGAAGGATTCTTAAGTCTAAACGATGTCCGATTTACAGAAGATCTTGCACCGTTAGGTGACTCAGGAGATCAATACAGAGTTCCGTTACAAAATATCGACGCAGCAGATGCAAAAGATGTTGGTCTAAATATGCGTGCGGACATAGCCGCCAAACTAATCCAAGTCGGATTTGATCCGAAGGCCGTATCTGAAGCTGTTGGTCTTCCAGAAATGACGCATACAGGTTTGCCTTCAAATCAGTTACAACCAATTGCTACCGTAGATCCACAAGATCCTAAAGCAGCTTACGAGGTCGAGTAATGGAAAACGTTGATGGAGAGGTAGACTCAAGGAGCAAAATGAAAAAAATCGAACGCCGCACGTACCATGTGCAAGAGGTACAAACACGAGCCGATGGAGATAAACTCACTTTGGCAGGTTATGCAGCAAAATTTGATAGTGCAAGCGTACCACTTCCATTTATTGAAAGAATTGCTCCAGGAGCTTTCCGCAAAACGCTGACAGAAACTCCTGATGTAAGACTTTTAGTAAACCATGAAGGACTTCCACTTGCACGGACTAAAAATGGTACACTAAGACTTTATGAAGACGAAGTTGGACTTCGTTTTGAAGCAGATCTACCAGATACACAGCAAGCAAAAGATCTTTATGCCCTTATTGAGCGAGGCGATGTAGATCAAATGAGCTTTGCTTTTAGAGTCATCCGTCAAAAGTGGAATGTAGATCGAACAGAAAGAACACTAACTGAAGTATCACTTGCTGATGGCGATGTATCGGTTGTAACTTACCCAGCATATCCTGCAACATCTGTTGAAGCTCGAGAATTGTTAAAAAATGCAATTCTTGCAGTCAAAGAAGGCCGCGAAATCTCTGGTGAGTCACTTCTTGTACTAAATAGCATTTTTGAAGATCTTTCAGAAGGCCATGAATATGTAATGAAGGCAGTCGAAGTTATGGCTGAACTACTAGGAATGCAAGATTCAGAAGAAAGTCCAATGGAAGAACAAACAATGGACGAAGATATTGTTGAGATCATGGATGAAGAATTGCCAGTAGCATCTCGTACAATTTCACTTCGCCTCGCAAAAGCAATAGCTTCCACAGTTAAATAAGATTCTGTTACAATGTAACAGATACGAAGTCGGAGCGATTCTCACACCCGTAAGCGCCGTGAGCATCATCGCCACCACCTCGATTCCAACAATCATAAGGAGCAATACTCAATGTCATATCTTGACAAGGTAGTCGAGCGCCGTGATGCAGTAAAGGCAGAAATGGACGCAGTTCTCGATGCAGTAGCAGCTGAGAATCGTACAGATCTAACCGCTGAGGAAACCGAGAAGGTTGATGCCCTCGTTGCAGAATCACGTTCACTCGATGAGAAAATCGAAAAGCTAAAGGCACAGGCCGAAGCTGATGTAAAGGCTGCAGAAGCACGCAAAGTTGTTGCTGATGTAGTAACTCCATCTGTCGCATCTGTAAAGATCGTCAGCGAAGAGCGCACATACCGTCCAGATGCAGGTCACTCCTTCATCAAGGATGCATTTAACGCACAAGTCCTAAACGACTTTGCTGCTAACGAGCGTCTAGCTCGTCACATGAAGGAAGAGTCAATTGAGCGTCGCGATGTTGATACTGGTAACTTCACAGGTCTTGTTGTTCCACAGTATTTGGTAGATCTCGCTGCACCATACGCACGCGCAGGCCGTCCAACTGCTGATTTTGCAACAAACAAGATGACACTTCCAAATGCTGGTATGACACTTAATATCAGCCGTATGACAACAGGAACATCAACTGCAGTTCAGGAAACTCAGAATACAGCAGTATCTGAGACTGATGCAGATGACACACTGTTGACTGTTCCAGTTCGCACAATTGCTGGTCAGCAAGATCTATCACGTCAGGTTATCGAACGCGGTACCGGCGTAGATGCATTTGTTCTTGCAGACTTGATCCGTTCATGGCACACCACACTTGATGCACAGGTCCTTAACGGAACTGGCTCAAATGGTCAGATGAAGGGTATCCGTGCTTCTGGCGGAAATGCAATCACATTCACAGCAACAACTCCAACAGTTGCATTGCTATATCCAAAGCTAGCTGATGCACTTCAGCAAGTACAGAGCAATGTCTTCACAACACCAACTCACTGGATCATGCACCCACGCCGTCTAGCATTCTTGCTAGCTGCTGTTGATACTGCAGGTCGTCCAGTAGTTGTACCAACTGCAAACGGTCAAATGAATGCAATTGGCGTTGGTTCAGGCGTTGCACAATACGCAAACAGCGGATACCAACTACTTGGTCTTCCAATCATCACAGATGCAAACGTAGGTACAACTTACGGCGCAGCAACAAACCAGGATGAAATCTACTTGGTTGATGCTCGTGAAATGCACCTTTGGGAGCAACCAGGTACACCATTCTCACTACGCTTCGATGCAACTGCTCCTGGCAGCTTGACAATCAAGACCGTAGTTTACGGATATGGTGCGTTTACCGCAGAGCGTTACCCTGCAGCAGCTTCCATCATTTCTGGAACTGGTCTAGCAGCACCAACATTCTAAGCTTAGCTTAGAACAAGTGTGTAGGGCGAGTAGAATGCCCCCGATCTACTCGCTCTACACTTCTAAGGGGGATTTATGAAATCAGGGCATAAAGTTTCAATTGGAGCATGTGATCCAGGCACAGTAAATGCGGCTTGGGCGTATAACATGATCCAATTAGTACAAGTTAGAGATGACAGATTAGGTCCATTTGTAAGAATAAAAGGATCTGGTTTGTTATCAAAGTTAAGAAATCGTGTCGTAGCAGGTTTTTTAGATAATACAAAATCTGACTGGCTTTTAATGATAGACACAGATGAACAATTAAGTGTCCAAACATTTGATAAACTTATACAAGCAGCTCACGATAAAGAACGACCTGTTGTATCAGGTTTGGTATTTGCAGCATTTGATGCTCACAAAAACCTATATCCAAAGCCAGTTCCTGCAATATTTGCAGAATCAGAAGCAGGATTTTTACCACTCTATAAATATGACAAAGATTCAATCTTTGAAATTGAAGCATGCGGAACTGGTTGTTTGTTAATTCATAGAAGCGTGCTAGAAAAAATGAGAGAAGTTGCAGATCCAAACCAAGGAGATAATTGGTGTTGGTTCTGGGATGGACCGATCAATGGCGAGTGGATTAGTGAAGATCTTTTATTTAGTCGACGTATTAGACAATTAGGTTTTCCAATTCATGTGCATACAGGTGCAATATTGCCTCATCAAAAAAGTTATTGGTTAAGCGAGGAACATCATGTGGACTGGCAAAATAACCAAGAAAAATAAAAAACGTACAGCAGTTATAATTCCTAAATTAGAACGTGCCGTACTAGAGAAACCCGAAAGAAGGATAGAACGTGGCACTAACGAATGCGTATTGCACGTTGTCGGATGTCAAGAATGCACTTGCAATCGATGACATTAACGATGATCTAGCCATCGAAGTTGCTATTATGACTGCAAGTCGCATGATTGATGACTATTGCGGTCGATTCTTCTATAAGGATGGAACACAAGCAAATCCTGTTTCTAGATATTTTACGCCAAAAGATTGGTGGACCTGTGATATCGATGATATTGTTACAATCACGCAGGTTGCCACAGATGATAATTTTGATCAGGCTTGGGAAACAGTATGGACTACTTCAGATTACATGGTTGAACCAATCAACAATCCACGTAGAGGTTGGCCTTATACTCGTTTAATTGCAATTGGAGCATACATTTTCCCTGCACAATTGCCACAAACTTTAAGAGTTCAAGGTGTTTGGGGTTGGTCAAGCATTCCTTATGAAATTCAAACAGCTTGTAAACTACAAGCTGCTAGATTATTCATTCGTAAACAATCACCATTTGGCGTTGCTGGTTCAGTTGATATGGGAACAGTCAGATTAACATCTAGATTAGATCCAGATGTTGAAGCATTGATTCGTCCACTTCGAAAGATGAACGGACTTGCTTACTAATGATTCCTAGTGAAGTCCGAGATGGACTAAAAAAGAATTTACAAGAAATAGATGGTCTTAGAGTTTATGATCTAGTACCAGATAATCCTCAACCACCTTCTGCCATAATCGGTCAGTTGGATCTTACTTTTGATCTTAACAATGCCAGAGGTTTAGATCAAGCTAATATTGATGTATTAGTCATTGTCCAGAGGTTCTCAGAGCGAACAGGTCAAGAAAAATTGGACAAGTATTTATCAGGTACTGGCGACTATTCAATTAAAGCTGCGATTGAAGCAGATAAAACTCTTGATGGCGCTGTAGATACTTTAAGAGTAACTTCAGCACAATCTGGTGTTTATCAAGCTGCAGATGTTGAATATTTATCATACCGCTATCAAGTTACGGTCTGGGGATAAGGAGAACCATGACATATACCATCACATCCGACATTTTAGTTGTCGGAAAGAAAAGAAAAGGTGAACAGATCACCGAAAAAGAATTGCTTGATGCTAATTGCAATGTTGAGGCACTAATCGAAGCAATGCATATATCACCAAGTAATATCCAAGCCAAACCTGAAGTAGAAAAGGGAGCCGAATAACAATGGCCCGTTTAGTACTAACTAACGCATACATCACAGTCAATGGTGTGAATCTTTCAGATCACATTGCATCAGTTACATTGACAACAAATCGCGATGTTGTAGAAACTACAGCATTTAGCTCAACTGCAGCACGTACACGTATTGGTGGACTTGCTGATAACTCAGTAACTCTTGAGTTCCATCAAGATTACGCAACATCAAGCGTTGAAGCAACAATTTATCCATTGCTTGGATCTACTACTTCAGTTGTAGTTAAACCAAATGGATCAACAACAGCTGCTGATAACCCTTCATACACATTTAATGCATTGGTATCTGAATGGACACCTTTGAATGGTGCAGTTGGCGAATTGGCAACTGCTTCAGTGACTTGGAACATTGACGGAGCAATTACGAAAGCGACGGCATAATGGCAAGAATTGTTCTTACTAACTGTCAAGTTGTATTTGGAACTACAGATATTAGCTCATACGTTACATCTGTGACTTTGAATACCACATATGAAGTAGTTGAAACTACTGCATTTGGCAATACAGCAAGGACACGAGTTGCAGGTTTGGCAGATAACAATATTTCTCTTGAGTTCAATCAGGATTACGCTGCAGGAGCTCTTGAGGCAACAATCTATCCAACACTTGGAACCGCAGTGTCAATGACTGTTCGACCAGTTAATGGATCTTCTCCAGCATATACATTTTCAGTACTTGTATCTGAGTGGACTCCATTAAATGGTGCCGTAGGAGAGTTAGCAACAGCTAGCGTTTCTTGGCCAATATCAGGTACAATTAGCAAGTCATAACTACTAAATAAGGGGGAACGTCAATGGACGGTCTTGCAATCAAAGTAAAAACAACTGATGGTTTAGAAGCTAGTTATAAACTAACTCCTAGACTTATTGTTGCATTTGAACAACAGTTTGGTAAAGGTCTACCACGACTAATAGGTGAAGAACAAAAAATTGAACACATTTATTGGTTAGCATGGAAAGCCATGCAGATCAATAACATTGTAGTCAAACCATTTGGTCCAGAATTCTTGGATACACTAGTATCTGCTGAATTGGACTCTGATGCAAATTTCGGATCCACCGAGACAGTTTAACGTATACTATTGCGTCTATCTCGGTGGAAACTGGAATACCTACAAGTGATCTTTTAGATTCACCTCCTGGTATTTTAGAAGCCATACTCGCTTATCTAAAAGAAAAAAACAAAGGTGGATAATGGCTGAAGAAGCAGTAGTAGTCTTAACTGGAATTGAAGAGACTGTAAAAGCCATGAAACAGTTTGATGAAAAAGCCGTAAGGCAATTCAATAAACTTGTTAATACTCAACTTGGTAATGCAGAGTCTGCAGCACATCAGTTAGTTGATAATATTAGAAGTAGTACTACAAATACTCCAATGCGTAATTGGAGACCTATTGCTGCAACAAATGGACGAACTTGGGGTGGCAAAGGTTGGCCTGCTTGGAACGCAAGTGAAGTTAAAGCAGGAATTACAAAAACTAGAAGTCAAAGACGCGTTAAAGGTGATTACACCACTTCAGCTGGAGCATTGTTAAACAAATCAGATGCTGGTCGAGTATTTGAACTATCAGGTAGAAACAAAAAAACTGGTATTTTTATTGAAAGA